AATGGTTAGGATATAACCGTAGTTTGCCAGGTAGTTGTTACCCCTATTTCATTAACAATGTTTTTAGGCACAATCTTAGCTATTACAATGCGCCATTGTGGGGACGTGGGAAATAATGCCCCCACTTTATTTACGGCAATTCTAAGTGGATTTGCCCCCCCGAAATGCCTATATATAGTAAGATATGCATAATTGGTCCCATCGTGAAAAGGCACGGGTAAAAAACATCCAACAGTTTCCACATTCGAATTTTTTTGTACAAAAGCAGCAAGTACTACGGTATTATCCCATGTCCACCCAGCGGGAAGGTCAAACCACCCACCCGTAGACAAAGAGGCATTCAAAAACAAAATATTATCGCTCTCATCATTCCACGCTTTTAGGTGCAACCACCGTATCCATTGAGTAGTAATTCGGTGCAACCAATTAAAATTGTTCCTTGGCGGTTTTTGCCGAAACAACCATCCAGTTAATTTTTGAGTTGATCCAGGCTCAATGACGTTATTTTCTCCACTTTCCGTATCAACGATATCATTATCCGTACCATCAGTATTAACAGCAAAATCAGGATATTTAATTGGACTGGCCATATATTTTTCCCCTTTGTTAAATTTACTTTAAGTTAAATGCTCTGCTAAAATTCCACCTTCATTTGCCCAATTTACTTCAGAGAATCCAAGACCATCATTATCTCCAGCAAAGACAAAAGGCAAACCACCCATTATATAATCAATCTCTAATCCAACACCAGCTGGCAATATTTTTTGTATTGCTATTTTTAATCCGCTGGGGGGAATACCTCCATTTACAGTTAGTAAAACTTTTGCCGGATAGATTTCTTGGTATTGTACAAAACTTGCCTCAGTGGCTGATTTAGTTACACTAATGATTGTTTCAGGTTGACCACTGGAAATATTGATACCTATTCTGAATTTTATAGCGGCTCTATATTCATCATCTTCTCTTCCAGCACGTAACTCTCCAATTATCTCCCCAATACCATCAAGAGATAATCCAAAAGCATTTTCAATACTACGTAGTGTATGTAGATCATTCAATGCTTGACTTATTTCTTGCATTTGGGCTGAAGCACTTTTTAAAATCTCATGTAAATTCATATGGGAACACTCCCCACAATATATGGCCGTCGGAATTGTTCAATTAACAAATTAATAATACTATCATCCGTTATTATAGGATTAACCGGATTAACGCCTACCCAAGAAAGCCATCCATATGTAGAAAGTAAACCAATATCAAATGGGTCAACGTCCCCATATTTAGATAGTTCTTCAGGTTTTTCAATTCCAATCTCTGTTGTCATATTTAATCCCTTGTACGTTCAGTATCAGTTATCGTGCATGTAAACAATGGAGTAATGTTATCCCTTTTGTAAAATGTAATTTTACCCGCAACAGGCGTATTAGTTTTAAACCTACCATTAACCATGGACATTACTAACTCAGTAATAGTACTAAATGACACACCATCAATAGTATCTGCCCAGGACATATCACTGATTATTCCGTCAGGTAATTTTGCAACAATAGAATCAACCAATGAATCTACTATACCTAAATTAGTTAGTAAATCATTTATCTCACTGGCATCAATATCTTTTCCACCATCTGGTCCACCATCCAATTTTAATCCGGCACCTGCAATTCCTCCACCTACTATTCTCATTCCATGGATTGGTTGATATGCTCCACCAGCCGCTTCAATGTGAACACCCCCTGCCCCAGGTTCAGTCCCATACGCTGACACACCACAGCCACCACCTAGGATAGTGGCCCCATGTCCTCCAAGAGCGTTGCCTTTAATATATACCCCATGATGTGCTCCATTATCTCCTGTGCCTGTGATATTTAATCCATCCCCTCCATGTCCACTACCTATACCTGGGGTCCCTCCAATTATTTGGGCACCTCCAGCATTTTCTCCTCCAATAATTTTCAATCCTAACCCACCAAATCCCCCTTGTAAAGATAACCCAACCCCATCACCATTACCTTCTATAGTACATCCTTCACCATCACCATGACCTAACAATTGTAAACCTTTACCATTAGTATCACCTCCAGTAATAGTCATCCCTGCTGCTATCCCAGCTCCTCCAACAACCACTCCGGCATTATTGCCATTATTAGCTCTAATATAAATCCCAGCCCCATCACCATCTGAAGAATGAGTGGATTGTATATCTAATGCAATACCATTAGGATTTAAAATTTTTGCTGAATCTAAATCTAATCCAATACTATCAGATGCTCGTATTTTAACCCCTATATCATGTGCACTATTTATATCAATAGCAGGGTCATTACGGCTTAAAATACGCAATCCATGACCATTTTCCGAACCAATTACACTACCAGCAGAAAAAATAACTGCATCATTTCCGTCAGACGTAGTGATATCTAACTGTTTTAATTTTAATGTGGCATTATTCCCGTTTGTCGCTTGAGCATCTATTTGCACCATATTTGATCTAACAATAGGTAAATGCGCTGAGGCATGATTAATTGTTTGAATAATGATGGCCTCATTATTCCATTCTGCCCCGGATACATCATGAAACACAATCATAGCATATCCGCAGGTCATTTCTGTAGGTGTTAGGTAAACTTTTACTTGATAATTTCCTGTTGATTCTGGAAGAATGGTCATATTTGCAAATGCTCCACCATCTTTACTTATCTTAACATCACCACTCTCCAGCGTTGGCACTGCTAATAAATGTCCAGCAGTCGCTTCTGTTAATGCAATAGCTATAGTTAAATTACTTGGATTTCCATAGTTCATTAAAAAATTTAGCATAATTTTCTCCTTTAAAATGTTACATCATTTACAGTAATATTTGCAATTAAAAATTGAGCAATTTCTGTCTCACCAATAGATAGTGGGTTTGCAAGAGTGGGAGGGTTTGTAAAGCCAACTAAAACTTCTAATATTTCAATACCAGGTACATTTGTAAAAATACCTCCAAAAAATCGTTGAGGTATCACGTCTACACCAATACCTAATAAATTTCCTTGAGACAATATTTGATTTGCTATTGTTTCATCCCCATCACTGGGGAATATCTCTTCGTCATATTTTGTATAGTTTACAATTACAAAAATGGGTTTTCTGGTTGGACGACTAAAATAAATAATGTGATTGTAGCCTTGACTATCTACTATAGTTTTATTAATAGTACCATACGTTGCAATTCCAGCTGGTTTTACATCCCAAATAATCTCTGCAACTTCTTGTTTCAAATCCTCATCATCGTCAATATCAACTACTGCCTCAAAAGAATGTGGCGGTCTACTCGATACCACTATGTCACTGGTATTTTCAAATACTAATATTTGTAAAGCTTCTTCAATTCCCTGTTGTAAACGTGCCCGAATTGCTTCAACTGTAGCTGCACCTAATAATTGAGTACTTTGTGCTGCTCTTATTCGTAAAGCAGAATCACTTTCAGAATCACGTCCAACCACTCCATCAGAAAAATTATACACTTCATCCAATCCAGCTTTAGGAGTAACAATAGTATTTACATTACCTGTCAAAGCAAGCACGCTTCCATAATTCACCGCAATATAATCAGCCATAGTCCATAGTTCACTATATGATAAATTACTATCAAGTAAAGATGAAAAACTTAAAAAACTATCTAAAAATTTTGTAATAATTGTGAATGTGCCGTCTTCATCATCAACAGCAAGCACATTTACATTTAAAGAAGAATCAGCATTTATAAGTTCAACCAATTGATATGCTATTTGAGCCGCTGTCATAGTACCTACCACAGTATAACTTTTAGCAATATAATTTATGGTAATGACTTTTGCCCCAGCGGTAACGTCATCAACAGAAATTTCACATTTAAGTAAAGCATCTTCAGTAATAGTTATATCAGAATCTTGCTCAAATATTTCACCAGTATCTTCAACATTTACTTGAGTTCCTGCTGGAATAATACTCCCTTCAATTCCTTTTAAACCCACTTGCACTGTGGTGCGCGTACTGGGTAAACGGGTTATTCCGATATATTGTACTACGTTGTCAAGCGAGAACCCTTCTGCTGATGCTCTATATTCCGAAAGGTAAACACTCTCCAATTGTTCCCATATATCCGCCAATGGTTTTGATAATACTCCTATTATTTGTCCAGTGACAGAAGCAGCATCCACGTCAATATTCCCAAAACGTGTTTTAAAATCCAATTCCAATTCAGCTTGTATATCTAATAAACGTTTGGGTAAAAAACCTAATTCGGATAGTCCAAAACTCATAATTCCTCCACGGTGGATAAAATTCCTTCAATGGTATTAACTGTAAATGTAATAGTCAATATTCTTGATGCATTATTTAAATTGCTTGTAAAGGATAAAATTTCTAAAACATACTCAGAATCCATAAGAGCCGCTTTCAATACAGAATCAACTTGGATCATATCTGGATTCTTTACCCATAAAATGTCCTGAAATTTTACTCCCTTTTCCGTATCTAAGTACCATTCACCATATATAAATAGTAAAAGTATTTTTAATTTTTGTCTGATATATTCTAACCCTTCAACAAAGTGAAAATCACTATTGAGTATTTCCATATCGTGAGTGTAAACATTAAGCGCAAAATCTTTTTTAGTACTCATTGTGCTTTTACCTTTAATGTTTTGTCTAATGGAGTTGATATAGCAGCGGCAGCAGTACCAGTACCAGTACCAATATGTGTACCTGGATCAACCGTAACTGCTACAGTTACTATATGAGTATGAGTTAAAAAATTTTCAGTCACTATCGCTTGTAAATTTGAATTTCCTATTTCAATATTACCATTACTTTTTATTCTGATAGTTGTCCCTTTGTAAACAATTTGAAAATCCTCATTATTATCTGCTGGACCATTTGTATTAAATGCAAATAACCCAGGAATAGCAATACCGTCAGATAAATCAAAACGACGTATATCACTGGGAGTGCACAATTTCCCTAAAGTTAACCATTCATCCAAAGACCGTTCAGAAAATATAATCAAACAGCTATCCCCTCGTTTAAGCGGAAAAGAAATTCCACCTTCAGAAGTTCTCGGCCAAATTATTGGGACATTTACAAGCACGGGCAACTTTACAATAGAATCATCCCTATATTTACGCTGAAGGGATGGCTGGATGTTCGCTTTTTGAGTAGTATAATCATATTGCTCTATTGTTCCAGGCATAGCAGTATGTATCTCATTAAGCATACTTTTCATAGCTATATTTAACGTATGAGGCAAAGATGGATTGTGTATTTGAGCTGTCATAGTATTACCGTCACCATTTCCGTGGTCCAATCATTACCATGGGTATCTCCAATATGATGAACCTCAATCACTTTAAACGTAGCCCCTATTGGTATTTCTTTTGATTGTACAAAAATTAAATTACCTGGTTCAATTTGAGGCATTAAAAGACTTTTTATTTTCCATCCCTTAATTGCATTTTTTTGTTTTGATTTATGAGAGATATTCAATACACGTTCTGGACTGCCAATTAAACCGCTGGAAGCAGATAATTGAACAATTTTTGTTTCATCAGTCATACCTGTTCGTTGCAATTTAATTTCATCATTTTGTATCGACCAATCCAATCCCAAATACAAACAAACATTATTCAATAAAACTCTACCCATTCCGACAAAAGAGAATCCATTGACATATTGTTTATCAATAATACTACTCATTTCAAAATTCTTTAAAGGTAAACCAGTTTTATTTAATATATCCTTCAAAACTTTTTTTGCACTTGTACCATTTTTATATGATACTGATAAACGTAATTGACGTATAGATGTAACACCATCACGTGCTTCAATTATAGTTAGAATATCTGGTTTACTATCATATAGTGTGTTTATTTGAGTTATATTACCTACAAAAATAACTTGTTCATTATTCAAACTTTCATAACCAGCTTTTATAACTAAAACATCATCCAAATCTTTTATTTTATTTCGAGTAGATTCACTCAAATTGTAAATGGATACATTACCATCATTAAATTCTTCAGTCCCAGTTTTTTTAACATTAAAAGAAAGGCGAAGATTTTTTATCTCAATACCTTCCCCTTTTATTTTACCTATTTGTATAGATGCAATTCGATTAAACTGAATCACGTTCTGACTCCTCCACATAAATCAACTCTAAACGACTATTTAAAAAATCATCATAGACAATAGGAGAATCATTACCAGTGGGATCAATAATATATAATTCTCCTGATGGTAAATTTAAGTCATGATAATCTGAAATAAGTTCATAATTGAGTACTAATTTTATTCCCGAAAGTAAAAGTATATTGTTATTATCATAAAAAGTTAATGACCAAAATTCCCCCATAGTGTTCCACTGAAATGATAATATATATGGGATATTATCCAATTCTATCTCTATTTTGAATGCCGGAAAATCAAACAAGGGTATTGTAATCATTATTGACCACCTGTTGAAAAAGCTGCTGCTTTATTTAATGCCTGCCGCAATAAACTTACTTTACTTGAGTTAGTAGTAGTGATTGATGATTGCTTAGCTTTATCCACTTTATCCGTAGCCTGTTTTGTTGCTCTTGGAGCACGACCATTTAAATCGCTAACATGCAATATTTTTAAAAATTCAATGTTAACACGATTTAATTTTTTGAATGATATTAAAAATTGTAACCCGTCCCCTGTGGTGCCATTACGTGATATTTTTAATCTGGTAATAATCATACCAGTGTACATCCGTAAACCAGTCTCAATATCTATCATTTGTGCTACTCTTTTTTTATTAGTAACAACTAATTTTCCAGCGGTATCAAATCCGGAATATTCCAATAATTTTTCAAAAGCGGAATTCACCCTATTTCCTTGTGTAAACATAGATGCATCTTGATGTAATATCCCTTTTGTATATCCTATCACATCCATATATTTAACAGGACTGTTGGCAATAAATCCATCAATAGTCAATTCCTCTGGAATTTGTCTA